ATTAGTATTAAGAATCAAATCTGATAAAGTTGTTAGCAGCTTGTACTACTAAACATCTTTCTGATAGATAGTGAACTTCCATCTTATCATCACCAGTTGTAGATGCTCCACCTACTGAACCAGTAATCCAAGATTTCATTTTTCTATCATCAGCTTCAGACGCTCTATATCTTACGTGTAAGAATGGTCTTCTTACGTTTTTACCTAATTGCTGATCATACACTGAAGATGTACCTGCAGGAATTAAAAGACCTTCTAGACCACCTACTAAACCTCTTGTAGATTTATCGTTAAGATATTTCCAGTCAGTTTTGTAAAAGTCATATGAACCTCTTCTAAATCCAGAGAATCCTAAGTTAAGTGCCATATCTTCAGAGTTTTCAAATACTCCGTAGTTTACACCACCTGTAACATGAGGATTTAATCCAGCAAGTAAGTCATCAATATATAAGTTAGAGTCTCTATTCAAGAATAACATGTTTTCTTCAATAGCTCCTTGCTTGTCTAATTCTTTTAATAAAAGATCAAACTCAGCTAATTTATCAGCAGCAGGAGTTGAGCTATCAAATTGATCTGATGCTACAATACCTCTTGCGCCAATAGCAGCTAAAAGACCTTCAGAACCATCTGGTACACCAGCGCTCACAGATCCTACAGCTTTTTCAGCTTCAATGGAAACCATTTCTAAATAGTCTTCATATCTTACTCTTGTGTCGCCTTCAGCTTTTAAATACCATAAGTAACCGCTTTGTCCAGATTCTCCTGAAACTTCGATCCACCCGATTTGAGCTGTATCAGAACCAGAAACTTCATAGTGATCTTTTATAATCATTGGTTTGTTTGTAAAAGACTTGAAGTTAGGCTCAACAGCGTCAGTCATACTTGCAGACCCTTTTCCAAATTCAGAACCATAAACAAAGAACTTAATTGATTGAGAAGTACCAGATATACCAGATAGGTTATCTAAGTTTGTACCTCCGTAAGGTTTGATAGTTAACGTGTTAGTTGCGACTTCGATACCAGCAGTAACAAAAGCTTTAAATACTACACCTTGTACTACACCTACTACAGTTGCTCCTTTTCTCACAGCGTGAGCTTCAGTTGCACCAGAGTCGATTCCAGTAATTGCTGTAATAATACCGTTTGTTACATTTACAGTACCGTTATATGCTAAGTGAAGTCTACCTTGCTCAGACCAAATAACTTGATCAGAAGCCATAGGCATTTCAGCACCTACCATTCTTAAGAAAGAAGCCACGGTTCTATTACCGTATCTTTCGACTTCTTGCTCATATAATTCAGGTAGATACTGTTGTGCCCAGTTTACTCCACCTGAATGGAAATTTAAATAGTTAGAAGCCAACGTTGCTTTTTGCATTGCTGGCGTAACTATACCACCGGCCGCAGGACCGGTAAATGCTACATTTGTTGCCATTTTTTAAATTATTTTAAAAAGTTAGTAATTTTTGAGTTTTAATTTTAATCCAGATAAATTATCTCCGCTAATTACTTTTGCTTTTATTCCACCTGCTTCAATTTCTTGATGCCCAGATCTAGGATCCATTTTGATGTTTTTCGCAGACTTTACAGATTGCTTAATAGCATCTGCTCTACCCTGCTCATAAAAGTGTTGAGCAATTGCATCGGCATTCATCCCAGTAAATAAAGCTTTGTGATAACCTGCGGCGTCATTCATAACGTTATTACTATCTAAGAACCTCTTAGCAAAGTTATTTATATCGCTTTGTGTTTCTTTAACTTCATTTACATTTTTCACATTAAACCTATATCTCTTTTCTCCAACTTTATATTCAAAACCTTTGAATTGATCATTGAAAAGGTTATTGGTTTTTCTGTTAAACACATCTCTTTGAGATTTGTTTTCTTTTTGTACTATTTCTTTTTCCTCATTATATCTATTGAAAAAATCCATAGCTTTCTGAGCTTCAGGTGTTAACCTTGACCCAGCTTTAATTTCTTTATAATAATTAGCTTTTTGATTTTCAAGATGATTTTTTGCTTGCGCAACCTCTTCTTTAAATGCTAATTTTTTTCTTTTAATATCTTTTGGATCATCAACCTCTTCATCAAATGAAAAATTATCATCTATTAAAAATGCAATTTCATCTGTTGATAAATGTGGTTTTGATTGAGTATAATACTCATGCAATAAATCCATTTGTTCGAACTTTTCATAGTCTTTATTTAAAGCTACATAATCTTCTAAAGTTCCTCCTGTATCATTCATAAACTTAACTAAGTCTTGAATGTTTTCTGGATATTCTACAGGTTCTTGTGTTTCTTCTTCCTGTAATATTTCTTCTTGTTGCGGTGCGGTGTTGGTAGCTTCAGTGCTTCCAACCACTCCTGCCTCGTCAGTTGTATTTGTTTCATTGGTTTCATCGGTTATTTCTTCTATTACTGGTATTTCTTCTTCTTGATCCCGCACATCGCCATCACTTTCTCCGGAAGGTTCTTGTGCTTCGTCTTGTACTTCTTCGACCACTTCTCCGCTAGTTTCGGATTCGTCGCGTACAGGTACCTCATCTGTGCTTTGCTCTTGAACGGCATCTGTTTCTTGTTTAGGGGGTTTACTTAAATCTACTTTGTACATTTGAGATTCTTCATCAAATCCCGAGTTTTTTTGTACTACCTCTTCTTTTTCTTGTATTGACTTTTCTTCAGTCTCTACAACTTTTGCTTTAATTTCTTCAGCCATAATAAAATATTATATGATTATACAATTATATATTACCTAGGTTCAAATGCACCTAAGCCAAAATCACCGCTTAATATATCATTTCCAGCAGACTCGAATTTTTTAGGCGGTGTATTATTTTTTCTTTGTTCGATCAGTTCGCTTTGCTGGCTAGCTTGTATTTTCGTTCTTTCGTCTTTTCTATCTTCTTTTTGGTTCATGTTGTTTTTTTCAACATCTGTTTTTGCTTTTGTAAGTTGCATATTAAAATTAAATTCTAAAGCCATTAATTCTTTTTTCATTTCAGCTTCAGCTTTTAATTTATTAAATTCTAATTGACCTTTAGCAGATTCTAATTGAATTTTACTTTGTGTCAATGCTTGTTGCTTTTGTACTTCCGCTTGCGCTGCAACTTGTTGCGCCTGAGCGTTTGCTTGTGCTTGTGCTTGAATATTTTGTTGAGCTATCTGTTGATCTCTTTCGCTTTTCTTTTTTCTTCTTAATTTTAAAAGCTGATTAGCTAACTTAACATTTTTAATTTCACGTATATCAATTGCATCATCTAAATCAATATTATTTTGTGCAATTGCTACTTGAATATTATTTTCAAGCATTTGTTTTTCTTCTTCGTCTGGTGCTAATTCAATGTATATACCAAAGTCATGCAAATATAATTCAGTCAATTCTTCTAGCGTACCTATATTATGAGCACCTATTGATTGTATGAAAGCATCTCTTGTTGGTGAATATTCTAATACATCAGCAATTCTTAACGAAAGTTTTTCTGCTAACTCCGTAGTTAAAAATAAACCAGCTTGCAATATATGTCTTGTAGCTGTATTACTGTTAGCGGCTGCAAGTTTTTGAACACCAACTAAAGCATTTTTATCAGGAGTACTTCCGTCTCTTGCTTCATTTAATCCTGTAGCATCTCTTATCATTTGCATATAATAGTTATATGTGCTAATTAATGCAGATAATTTTCCTGTACCAGCTTGATTATTTATTTCTTGAATAGGTACTTTGCCTGGGTTCATATCACCATCAGATGTAAATGATCTTCCTATAATTGAACCTGTTTGGAAAAACATATTAAGTGCTTCTTGCGGATTATAGTTTGTACCATTACCCAAATCAACTTCAGCTAATCCATCTGCGTCTACATATACTCCATCCGGTACCATTCTTGAAAGTATCTGTTGTATTTTTAAATGTGTTAATTGTATCATATCAGCAAAACCTGTAACTCGGCTTACTAATGATTCAATTTTACCATTATACATTCTTGGCGCAACTATTGAATAATTCATTTTAACTTTGTTTATATCAGCTTTTTCTCGTAGCATGTTATCACAAAGTTTCCAATCTAACAATATATTCGATCCCGGTATATATGCGCCTTCATAAAGAACTTCAATATTTTTTGCTATACGCTCAAACCTTAACTCACCTTCTATAGGAGTTGACATAAAAGCGTCGTCTTTTTTAATAATCTTTTCAGCACCAGTTGCAGTTTCTTTTACTTTATAAACTTCATTCATAAAAGTTTTATAATTAAAATACATAACTTGTACTGAATTATTATCTTTATTATTTACTTGTGAGTTGTATTTATTATACATATCATAAGTAGCTCCACCTTGATCTGCAATCGTTTTTAACTGTTCATTAGTTAAGTTAGGAAATTGCATTTTTAAATCATTTAGATTTACATTCTTAATTTCACCTACATAATAAACATCATCAAAATAAGGAGACTCAGTATATGAATAAACTATATTAGCTGGGTCAACATATTCAATTTTAATTCCTTCGGACTCTGTAAAATTATTTTTAACACAAGCCATACCTAAAACAGTTAAATCATAATATAATCTTTTTCTTATATTTTCATATTTGTTTAATTCAAATATAGATCCTAAAGCTTGTTCTTCTGCAATTTCAATAGATTGTTTATAACTAAGCTGCATGTGCAATTGTAACTCTTCTTCATTATCAGGTAACTTATCAGCTGGCATACTACCAAAATCAAAACCTAATTCATCTTTTATTTGTTGTGTAAATTCTTTAGTACGCATATCTGCTAAGATAGCTTCCATATAATCTGTTCTTTTGCTAACACCATATGGATCTTGAGAATATGCTTTTATATCATAAGTTCTTTCTGCAATACCATTTACAACTATATCTACAAACTTAGGTATAATAGGTACTGGCTTCCAGTCTAAATTAAGGTATGATAAATCACCATTAATAGATAATTCATCTTTATATTTTTGTATGCTTTGTTCCCCTCTTGCGTATAATCTTAGTTTATGAAAATTATTTTGGTGTTGAAAAAATCTGTTTACTCCATGAGATTTTTTAAACCATTCATTTTCTATAGCTTTCGCAACTTCTAAGCCGTACTTTTGATCTAGCTTTTCGCTATCACTGACCGTTTGGCTCGGGAAGTAATTTTTCATAACTGATTCAGCCATAATTTTTTATTATTTTGGATAAAGATCCTTTGTTTTCATATTTTGCAAAACTTATATTCAATTCTGTTTTTTGTTTTTGTGCATTAGGTGCATACTTATTTTTATTACATGCCATAATAGCAAGTCCTGAACTAATAGCTGCATCAAATCTTGTTCTTTTGTTTATATCAAACTTAGCCCAATCATTCAATGTGCC